ATTCCCAAGCCGTAGACACGCTTACTGTTCCTTCGGCCTCATATTTACTGTCATCCGTATATCCGAATTTGAATGGGAGAGAAGCGATGGATCTTGTTGCCTTGATCTTGTATGATATAATAACTACATTTTGGATCATCAGCGTGTCCTCGAAGGTTGTTTTTATCCTTGCGTTTCCCGATGAGGTCTTGTTGATGGAGAATACACGATACGCTCCATCAAGGTATTTCTGATAGGAGTATGTGCCATTAGAGTTAAGAATCGCATGGTATTTATCCTTGGAGGCGATCGAAGGGGTGTTTCCCGGCAAGAAAGGGATACATAACGATTTCTCGGTTCCAAGTTTGTCAAGAACACTCATATAAGGCGCTTCAGAATCACTTGCCGTTAAGTATAAGGCTCCGCTTCTGTCTGCGTTGAAAAGATTGGTCATCCTTGCGAAATCCAACACTTGATCGCTGGAGGGAATATCTCCGTCTAGCAATGCTCCCACGAAATAAGGCGAATCCTCCAGTACCCCGTTCTCGTTGGCGATCTTATCTATTCCTGTATCGAGAACAGCCATCAAGCTGTATATAGTATTCTTTCCGTCAAAATATTGTCTTCTGACGATATCCCCGGCTTGTAATCCTTGTATTTTCTTTGATTTAGGATCGATAGAGATTTTGTACTTCGTATAATTGATTAATGACATAAGTTTATGGTATTGTTGTTACTTTATCTGCGCTACATGAGTCACTTATCCAGAGAGAGCCGTTGACTACGCTTATTTTTTGGATCTCAAGCTCGTAAACTCTCATTTTCTTACGGATCACGGCCTCATCTACGGTTAACTCTACATTTCCTGTATCTAGCTTTTTCCTGATCGCCCATCCCTCACCAGCAAAACCAGTAGAGAATCTTTCAGACGAGAGATTGTTTATGAAATAGGAATTTCCAAAATGCTTGATACCATCAGGTATGTTGACTAAGCGATTGTTATCGGTGAAGAATAGCGTATTATCGGAAAGTCTGGTTGTCGATTCAGTTATACCGATAAAGTCTTTTGCCTCTATAGGGTTGTTGAACGTGAAAAAATCGGCGGTTGAACTTACAAATACACTTTCGCTGTTTCTGGATTGATCTTGATAGATAGATGTTGATCGTCCTATATTGATCGTAGTCCTGTGTGTTGCGCTGTACTCTCCTCTCGTATATTTGGCTTCCAATCCGATTCCGTATGTGTCAGCTGATATGAATGGGCCAGTATCATCCCCGAATCGTAATTTTTCGTGGATAACGACAGAACTTTCAGCGGTACTGAGAAGCTTATTGCCGAATCCATACCCAGCCTCAAACGTGTTCATGAAAGAGGCGTTGCCAAACTTATCGATTAGATTGTGGTCTCCAGCATAGGTAGTAAGGGTATTCCATAGCCGTATATCGGTAGTGTTTTTGTCTCCACTTCCAAGTATCAATGAACCTCCAATTGATGATAGTTGGATATCCTTGTCTGATAAACACCCTAAGATATCTATCTCTCCAACCTTGATCTTATATGGTTTACCTAACTTTATATTTCCATTGACTTCTAAATCACCATCGTCTTTTATGGATAGGATGACATTGTTCTTGGCTCCAAGCTCAACCTTCTGTAGGGAGGTAAGAAGTCCCTTTAACGTACTATTGCCGTTTACGACAAGACTACCCGCAATGTCTGAGTTTTTCATTGTCCAATCGACATCTTCCTTATTGGAGTTACCGGCGTGATAAATGGTATGACTAGAGTAGGTGAAGGAATCATTAGACACACTGAGGCTATTGGCGTTAAGTGTTCCGGTTATTTGTATGTTCGATTCCTTGAAATCAACAATATTTCCTCCATCTATCTCTAGTATTTCTTTTTTGTCACTGTCTCTGGAAAAATGATTGAATAATATCTTATTGTCGATAAATAGGTTATGGCTATCTATTTTAAGTTTTTCTTCAATCGATATGTACTGATCTTTTATGATAGCTCCTTCCTTTTCTTGCTTGGTTTGGAAGAACATTTTACCATCTTCTCCAGTTTGAAACCCGAATAACGTACCTAGCCTTCCAGACATGTTATCTCCTGTCTTTTTGACGAAAGTACCTAGTTGAGGCTCGGAAGGCTCGCTGGTTCCTATGCAGTTCGCTATGGGAGAGGCAAGGTTATAAGCGGCATTCTTTATCTTGTTATTGATCACTATTTGATCTTGCTCTGGTAAACCTTCGAGAGCATCGCCTTGACTACTTTTGATACTAGCATAAAAACTTTCATACAAGTTTTTACAAACCTCTGATCCTGCCAAATCTGGCATATCAATAAGCCCTTTGTTAGGGTCTATTATCTCTTCTGCCATTATTTTACTTTTACGGTTTGTGATAGAAATGAATTACATTCGGAGAGGAACGATGTGAAATTAGCGAGATTGATGATTGGCATCGTCCCTAGCATGGTAGGGGTGGTTATCTTTGAGCATTCGGTTATGAATTTCATCATGAGGGTCACAAGCTGTGTGCCCAATACCGCTGGTTCTGTCGCTCCCTCACCTACGAATATCTGTTTGCCTTCTAGCGTTATCCCAGAAGTATCCAGCTTTTCGTAAGAGTCCCCAACACTATCCTTTATTTGCTCCTTCTCGATCTCTACCTTGGACGATCCGATCTCAGATGACATCTTGTCGGGAGCGATGCTTTGAGTGGCTGAGTCGGTCTTGTTTGAGACCATGGAGGTTATTGATGAGTTGGTATATGTGGTTCCGCTCTTGTTTCCGTCATCCTCCAATTCGTTATAGTCAACCTCATCGTTAGGAGTTTCGCTGGTGACTCCTATATTTACTTCTTTGGTTGAGATGATATTGTAGGTATCGATATGGGAGAAGGATAGGATAGAGGCGTTACCGGTTCCTACCGCCCATAATACTGTCACGTCAGACTTGATGGTAGGAATAGTCATCTGGCCCTTGCTTAATCCGGGAATGGCGCTCAATGGAATTTCTGGTATCCTTACCGTCCCATCCATGGAAATGAAATCTATGGTTCCTATGACTCCATTATCTCCCGGCGTATATTTGGCTACAAAGCCATGCAATATCATCAAGTTATTCTCCGGAGCCTGTACGATCCGTCTCAGCGCTTCTGATAGTTTGTTCTGGTCTGCCATTATTTATCGCTTAATTTATATGGTATCTTTAATTTTTGCCTATACCCCTTTACCCCGAAAGTCGTTATTACCTCGCTTACCACGTAAGTTCCGTTTCGCTCGGGATTGAGGTTATCCGTCAGCCGTATCTTGCATCCAGCTTGTAATCCAAAATCACCGAAGATCGTAAGGTCTCCATCAATTCCGGTCTGGGATATCTCTCCGAATTTCGCTTCAGCATTCTTGATAAGAGTGTCACGGTTGACGTTATATTCATGAAAAGTACGAATGTTATAAGCAGAAAGATCGATTTTGGTGTTCTTGCCGCCGTATTGGTTCGTGAGATTGTTGTTTTTGTCATATTCTGATAATAAAGTGTTCTTTAACTGGTTCTTACTTATCTTTGTCTCATTTACTACTTGAAATTTAGAGAGATCTTTAGGATCTCTTCTTATTGTAGCCTTGAACATTGAGTTGTTGGGGTACAAGGCTATCGCTTCCAAGGCGATGAGAGCTGGATCTAATTTGTGGATGGATAAATTATCCTCTGCCACGTTCTCTTCAAACTCTATATCATAAGGAGTATCCGGCATGTCTTTCAGTAACGATTCAGAGGTATTGACAGAAAAGAATGTTCTGCCTATAGCTAGATGAGGAATACCGTTATAATTTCTCATATAACACATGATACCCCATTTCTTGAGCCTGTTCAATATATCAGCTGCCGTACAACTTTGTGGATAGACAATCTGACCTATCTCTATATTCATCTCTTTCGTGCTAGGGTGAAGCTCTATTCCAGTGCCTTTCAGTATTGTTGGTACAAATTCATTTATCTTGGTACCTTTTGCGCTGGTCTTTATCGGATCTAGCGCTGTCTGCTTTAATATATATCCCATATCCTCACATTCAAGGGTGAAAGGATTTCCTGAAACGATAGAGGTTATGTATCCATCGAACATCGTTTTGAGATTCTCGTCTATTCCGTAGCAAAGTTTTATATTGATACGCTTACCTCTTTTGAACAAGCTATCCTTGTCACCCATAAGCTTGACCTCTCTGGTTCCGAACTCGTCTTTCAAAGAGGACTTGACCGTGATCTGTCTCGTGAACTCTACGGTGGCCGTTTTGATAAGTGTCTGATAGGAGTCCTTGATCTGGAGATTGACAACCTCATTGACAGTGACCTTATTTAAGATGTTCAGTTTATTGTTAGGATCTTCGTCCCCTATTGTGATAAGACAATTCAGTATGCTTAAGCCATGTATTTCCATTATATCCAGTTTTGTAATTGAATGAATTGTTTGGGATTGAACTTGCGTAGATAATCCTTTAAACTGGCCTTGGAAACAACTTGCTCTGGGTTGGCGGCTAACCAAGCCTCACGTTTGGCGATCTCCTCTTGCATCATTTGTTTTGCGGATAAAATCTTTTGTTTCTCTCCCTCCTCATATTTCAATGCCTCCGTATTTCTCTCGAACACTGCGTTAATCGTGTAATTCTGGACATTTGAGAATCCTATGGCTTGTGGTAAATCATAGGATAGTATTAGGATGGTATTGACCTCAAACATATCGAGGTATGGGGATTGACATGTTACCACGTCCTTATGCTTCAATATCTTTATCAAGTCCATGACCTCTTTTGTCGGGTATACGTCTTGGTAGGGACTGACTATCTTCCCGGTGATGGTGATATTATAGTCCCCTCCAGAGATATATTCCTTGCGTGTGAGATCCCGACCTTGTACCTTGGTTAACAGGATATTCTTTTGCTCGGAGAGTTTGATAACCGCATGTCCATCGAAGAATTGATAATTTTCGCTTCCGCCCTTTATTTGAAGTTGTATGTAATGTCTGATAGGGGTTCCATTCAGCCCTTTCTCTTGTAGTAAATTTACTGGGGTATTAGCTTCGACCAGTTTCTTGATATTACTATCCCTATCAAATAGATTGTATCTGGTTTGAAGCTTATAATCAGGAGAACCGTTAATGATCTCATCAGCCATTCTTAATGCCGCTTGTTTTGTTCTCCAAGTGACAATATGTTCTATGATCCTTGCTTTTTTCTGAAGGTAGGCTTCTGGGTTTCTAGCCAGATCAATGATATTGATTCGAGGGATATAGGTAAGAACCGATGATGGGTCCTTGCCTTTGTATAATTCCCCCAACACCCTTTTTATGGCATGATTCTCGTAGTCCTTGGGTTTAAGTGGGGGAAGCGTTTTTTTTGATAACTCGTTGGCTACGTTTGCGAATATCCTTGGTGTTGGATTTTCAGGTTTAATCGTAGATTCTATGATACTTAGTTTTTCCATTAGCTGTATGATATTTCAAAATCCTTTACTGCGTCTATCATTACTTGCGTTACTTTTTCTTTGAAGGTCTCCATATCCTCTTCGTTGGTTGAGTTTACGTTGATACTTCCAATGAGGGATTGGATATTGATAGTGATTATCTTGGGTTGTGTTCCGGAAGTCTTGCCTACTCCGCTATAGGCGCTATTTCCACCATTACCATTACCTCCATTTTCTGCTCCACTTGCATCTCCTTCTATTCTTATATCTTTCGTGGAGCGAAGCTCGGACATGTCAAATAAATCCTTGATATCACCTAGCGCTGAGATCAATGGATTCAAGAACCATGATTTTACCCCAGAGTTTCTAAGTGCGGTCATTGCGGATTTGGACGTGTTCGTTGCTGCTTCCTTGTCGTTATATACGATATCGCCAGATGGCGCTATTATATGATACCCTAGCGATTTTTGGCTTAGATCGTAACCCGTGAAATTCTTGATGAAGTCAATGGCCTCGTTGCTGCTTACAGGTAACCCACTTGCTATCTTTAGCTGAAGGTCCATGATCTCTTTTAATGAGCCAAGCCCTATATCGATGGATTTATTTACGGCCTCCGTGAATTGCTTTGTCTTGCTTTCCGTATCTGCGTTAAGTTGGTTGACGCTGTCTAATATAGTTACTCCCCTTGACCTTTCCTCATCGGTGAGATTGATATATGGACCGAAATTGTATTTGTAGGATTTCTTCTGGTTTTCCATGTCATCGATAAGATCAATATAAACCGACTTGATCTTGTCTTTCCCTAAATCCTCCATTCCAATGGATGCCATGAGATATTGGTTGGCTATTTTTGATCCTTCCAAGTCTCCCCGTTCGGACATAGCTCTTATGTATTGCGGATAGACGCTACTTTCCCCATTGAACATCATGTTCTTTGTTCCAAGATCATATCCTAGAAAATCATAGTATTTTGTTCCAGAAAGGGCTTTCTTTGCGTTATTGTTTCCATTATCGGAGCTGTCATCGTCCTTATCCTTGAATACGGGCAGCAGATTTTCATATTCTTTCTTTATTGACTCGCTTACCGCTTGCGTTGTCTTCCCTGCCCCATATACACCTATTCCCAAAGAGGCTAAAGCGGTAACGGCTGCGGTTACTATTGCTGGTATTCCTCCTATGGCCGCTAGCAATCCTCCTCCAATAGCAGATCCAACCCCACCGGCTCCTCCTATGGCGGTTGTCAATGCGCTAGCCCCTCTAGCGGTATTAAAAAGACCTTTTGCCATAGGAGTTATGGCCGCTACGATTTTTGATATCTTCTTGAATAGTACCCCTCCAATTACAAGATATTCTAACCAATTCCAATTTTCAGATACCCACATAGATACTCCAACCAATGCTTTTGTTAATGCGACCAATCCTGTGGCTACATCTTTGAACATCTGGGCTGTCCCCGGTTGCTTCAATAATAAGACCAGATCGTCCAGTCCTTCCTTGATGACAGGGTTATAAGCCTCGAACACGGTCATACCTGTTTCCGTGAACTGAGACGTGACCTTGTCCCATTTCCCCTTGATGGTATCTTGTTTTTTAGAAGCTATGTTATCAGCCAGACCTCCGGAGTAGATTGAATTTTGTATTAATTCCGGAAGTTTCATCAACTCGGCGAATACGTTGTTAGCAGCGTTTCCACCGATTTTATCAAATAGTTTGGTCAGGTCTTGTACGCTGGCATCGTTAGACTTGAGCTGGGAGAATATGTCAAATAGCGATCTTAATTTGGTTTTTCCTGTTGCCTTGTCTAGCTCGTATAGCTGGATGTTGTATTTTTTCAAGACCTCAGTTCCCTTTTTTGTAGGATTCAATAATCTTGTCATCATCGCTCGTAAGGCTGTACCCGCAACCGTACCTTTCAATCCGGCGTTTCCTAGCGCCCCGATAGCGGCAGTCGCTTCATTGAAAGAGATCTTGGCCATACTCATCATGGGAGCTGCGAATTTCATGGCTTCACCCATTTCCAATACATTGGTATTTGTGCTGGTGGTAACGCTCGTAAGGATGTCCGATATCTGTGGCATTTTGGAGCTATCCAACCCATAAGCGGTCTGGATGTTCGTTACTATATCTGCCATCCTATCAAGTGGAGCGTCACCAATGATAGCGAGATTGGCGATAGGTTTTATGGAATTATTGATATCCTCGATAT